CGTGTGCTGTCTGTGATTCCGCTTGTTGTTGGGTCATTGACCAAACCGATAGCAGTCAAAAACACGAAGACCGCATTGACAAGCAGAATTAGCTTATTGCCGATATCACCTAAATCCAGATGATACCCAAAGACTGCTGCACCAGCTTGCAAGACAAGCAAGAAGGCTGGGATTGCAGTCAGCCAAAAGTATTTATTTTCTAGTCGTAGTTTCCAGTTAATCATATATTTTTCCTTTCTATTATGGCAATGTTGATGGCCAAGGTTCGTCTGTTAGGTATGAGATGGCACTTACGCGAATATCTCCGATGTCTCGGTCGGTTGGTACTGGGTTTAAGAATTGGAATCTTAACTGATTTTGGTCTTCATATCCTCCTAGGTACCACGTCCCATAAACAATTCCATTATCGTTATATATATTACCAATTAATGATGATGGTGTTCTAAATCCTAAAGGTATGCCACCTCTCGAAATGATAAAACAATTTCTTTCTCTGTCTGATTCTTGAGAAAGATAGCCTTGACCACCACGCCTTACAATACCAAACCAACCCCATGAAAGCCCTCCAAACTGGTATGTCACTAGGTTGTTAACCCGTCTTATCTTTACGAATGAGCCTCCTAATTTTGAAAATGAGTTAAGTGTTCTCCAACCAGTATCACCAATCAGAACACGCCAGCCTGTGTTACCACTTCCACTTTCTTTAATCCATTTAAGAGCACCGTTAGTAGCATTGACATCCACATAGGTTGTTCCGATTTCGGCAGTGATACGGCCTTCTGGTGAGCCTATACCACGGATTTCATGTCCTACGTTATCTGGTAGTGGTAGAGTGACATTATTACCCCCGACAATTCCGAGGGTATTTCCTGTCAAGGTCAGCCTTGGTTCAGGCTTTTGGTTCAGAGATTTAACATCCCGACCAACCGCTTGAGCAAATTCCTCTAAATTGCTCATGTCAATCACGCTTTCGCTGCGTTATAGGTTGCGACCAGGTCAAGGTTGGCAAACTCGTCAATACGACGGCCGAGGTCAGCCAATTTTTGAACGACTGCGCCTTCAGTATCGCCACTCATACTAGCGATTTTTTCAGCGATTTCTTTAAGTGTGTCAAGATTTTCAGGCACTCCATCGCCCAAAATATCGTTCTTAACTGCGGTTTTAGCCTGTTCGATAGCCTGCATTAAAGTAGCGTTGTCAATCTTTGTATTGATCAACTGCATCATTGTCTTGTTATCCGCTCCCACAGCAGAAGCGAATGCAATTAATTTACTTGTATCCATAATTTTCTATA